GGCCCCTAATGGGCCCCCTAAATGTAGAAGTCAGGCTTGCGGTTCCACGATTTCGCTGATCTTCGGGCGTTAATCCGAATAGGCGTTTTCTCGTGCACTGCTGCTTTACTCTGTTCTACGTTGGTCGCATCCCTGCGACCCCCCCCGCATCATCGACGCGGGTTCACAGTTATATATTTACTTTGGAGAAATCTTTCTATGTCTTCTGTTCCAAACTGGGATGACCCAGATTATAGTTCGGCGCTATCACAGTTCGGTTACGACGAGTGTAATCGGCTTTTTAGCCAGTTGCCTTCTTCGCCTCCGTCCGGTGTAACGCCTGACTACATCCTGGATCAATTCTTCCAGTTTGAGAAGGCAATAGAGACGTGGGTACCTTGGAAAAAGTACCTGCGTCACTATGGAGAGATCGTATGAGGGAGACCTCGCACGCCATACCTCTTGCCTACCTGATTAAGAACGTTGTTTCTGTTCCTACCAGTGAGGTTGTGTACAACCCTAATTGGGGTGGTTCACTTTTCCGTCGTAGTGAGATTTACAAATCACCAAAATGGAAATTGAGGCGTAAATATCGTGGTACCTATGTGCCTCCAACTAATTATTCATGCGATTTTGACATGGATACCGGTTGGGTTGGCACGAGAACAGGTTACACGCCCGGTGGCTATTTCCTCCAATTGGGGGCGATGTCCATCGGTATAACTCAAAACAATACAGAACTGCCACTTATAGGCAATGTTCACGAGCAAGCTATCATAAGAGCTCTCAATAACCTCAAGGATCAGAATGTTAATCTCGCTGTGGCTTTCGCCGAGCGTGGAAAAACTTCTGCCATGATGTTAAAGACTGCTACAGATATCGTGCGCGCGGGTAAAGCCTTGAAACGTGGCGACTTAAAAAAGGTGCATAAGATCTTTAAACTCAAGAAGCCTAGGAAGTCTCGAATTCCCGCCTGTACGGCGGATGAGATGCCCAAACGCTGGCTTGAGTATCAATACGGCTGGCAGCCGTTGTTGATGGATCTTGATGGTGCTTGCCAAGACCTTGCTGAACGCGACCTCGATGCCTCACGGTATCGGGTAAGTGCAATAGGCAGGGTAGAGGATAAGTCTATTAGTGTTTCAAGTTACTCCACATCCGCGTTTGACGTCAAAGGCTTTCATAAGCTTAAGCGAACAACGTGGGTACGGTTTGACTACACTATGTCTGACTCTCCAGCACTCTCACAGGCAGCGGCGCTTGGATTAACGAATCCTGCGTCAGTTGCTTGGGAGCTCCTTCCATTCAGTTTTATCGCCGACTGGTTTGTACCAATCGGCGACTGGTTAAACTGTCTGGACGCCGATCTAGGTTTTGACTTCCTAGGCGGTTGTTCTGTCGATGTAACTGAGAACGACAGCATCTTTGCTGCCAAGTTTAACAACGGGTATCCCGGGTTCTGCACCAGTCGGTCTCACAAGTGGAATTATGTGAGACAGGCCTATGGTAGCACCCAGTATCCGCGGTTTCCTGGTCTTACCGTCAAATCACCGACGAATAAGAATGTGGCCTCTGCCTTATCTATTTTGGCAGGGTTCTTCAGTTAAAGTCAAATTGGGGCTTTTCCAGCCCTTCTTCAACTTGGTCGACATCCGTAGATTGAGATTGCTTTCATAACACAGAGATAACTCTATGACTACAAATGCAAACATTGTACTAACCGACGGCATGCCCACACCCGTGGATCGCACTTTCGGGACTGGCAAAATCGATGGTGACTACGCTCACTACTCTAATCGAGTAGGCGGAATCTTCATCGGCTATGGCCAGCTCGTCCTGCGCTGCCACGAACCTGTGGGTAATGAACAGTTCGCCGTCACACAAGCAGTTCTCACCGACCCCATTCTTGAGGTCTCTGCGGGCTCAACTGGCTCAGGTCTCCAAGCTGCTGCTACCGTTGCTTACGTCAACCGGGGCGAAATTAAAATTTCGTGCCATAGACGTAGTACGAAGCAGGAGCGGAAGAATCTGCGCAAGATGCTACTCGACTTGATCGACACGGCCATTTTTGTTAATATGGTCGATGACGGTGAATTCGTATCGTGACAACGGTACGACGTTCTCGAGTGAAATCATCTCCTAACAGTCTTATATTGTTAGGGGCTTCAGTTGTTTACTTACAGAGGCTAATCCAATGGGTAAGAAGCGTAATGGCCCTAATCGGGCTCATATCACTTTTGGTGTTAATGACACACTTCGAAGCTGCGAGTTACTTGCTGCGAGTTTCGATAACGGAGGAGAAATCTCCGGAAAGCTTAAAAGCGCTTTCCGAGAGAATGACTTCTCTGGAATCGTTTCGCACACATTTAACCACGGAGCTTACGACGCCGGCAGAGTAGATCTCTTTCAAGAGGATTATATGCTTTATAATCTTCTTAGGAAGTTCCCTGCTTTACCCGGTTGTCGATTCGACACTCGCGCTGCTGCCTTAAAGGCTATGTTCGATGCCGAAGCTAAGTGTAAGGAAACCAACAAAAGGCTCTACCAATGGTCCAGGCTTCCGGAAGAATATCCGGACTTCTGCATGGTTCTTTATCATGCTAGAAGAAAAATAGCTAGGGTCTTAGGTGAGTTTTCGTGGGATTCCGTCATAGGCAAGTGTGACTTTGGCCCCGGGGCGTCTACAAGACTCCCCCGAACTAGATCGGACTTGTACTACAAACTACAGGGTAGTTTGCACCTGACAGGCCCCGCCGTCCCACTTTTCCGCGCGGTTCAGGAATTCATCCCTGGACTGTTCGACGATTGTGAGGTGGTTAGGGGCAATAAGATTATCACTGTTCCAAAAGACGCAAAAACTGACCGTCCCATCGCGATCGAGCCATGTTTCAACATGTTCGTTCAAAAAGGGATTGGTTCAGTAATGCGTGATCGCCTATTCACACACACAAAGGAGAAGATTGACCTTAATGACCAAACACTTAATCAGAAACTTGCGAGAATCGCAAGCCTCGGTTTCGGTTTGGCCACGGTTGATCTCTCTTCGGCGAGTGATACTGTGTCTAGATCGATTGTCGAGCTACTTATGCCTACTGATTGGCATAACGCTTTGACCCTCGTCCGTAGCCCACTTGGAGTACTCGATGGCACAGAAGTGCGCTATCATAAGTTCTCGTCCATGGGCAACGG